ATGGACTATGACTTTAATGGTTATAAAGACCTTGGAGAGGGTCTCTAAAAACTACTACTATATAATACGAGGAGAAACACACCATGAAAAACATCAACTGGGTTAGAAAACTCACAAGCCGTAAGTTATGGACGGCGGTAGCATCTTTTGTTTCCATGATGATTGTAGCAACCGGGGGAGCCGAAAGCACCGCAACCCAGGTAACGGCACTCATTATGGCAGGGGCTTCCGTTGTTGCTTTATCCAGTTATCCCGGTATCACAATTTGAGGGGCATTACAGACCCCAAGGAATACCTGGAAACCATCAAGGCGGACGGGTACGCCACAAGTAGTAAGTACGTTGAAAACACCATGCGAGTGTTGGAGCAGTACAATTTGCAGCAGTATGACGCAAAGGGGGAAGATAATATGGCAAAATTAGCAAGTGCCGTGATTGCCCAGGCCCGTGCCTGGATTGGCAGAAGTGAAGCGGCAGGAACGCACAAGGCCATCATTGATGTATATAACGGGCACAAACCACTTGCCAGGGGTTACAAAGTGAAATACACGGATGCCTGGTGTGCCACATTCGTTTCCGCCGTGGCCATCAAGTGTGGCCTTACGGATATTATCCCAACAGAGTGCGGATGCGGTCAAATGATTGCCTTATTTAAGGCCCTGGGCGAATGGGTGGAAAGCGATAACAGAACACCGAACCCTGGGGAAATCATTTTTTATGATTGGAACGATACGGGCAAGGGGGATAATGCCGGATGGCCGGACCATGTGGGCATTGTCGAAAAGGTAAGCAATGGAAAGATTACCGTTATTGAGGGCAATTACTCCAATGCAGTGAAACGCCGCACCCTGGCCGTGAACGGCCGTTATATTCGTGGCTATGGCGTTCCGAAGTATGACAAGGAAAGCACCACAACCCAGGCAGCCACAAAGAGCGTGGAAGCCGTGGCCAAGGAAGTGCTTGCCGGAAAATGGGGCAATGGCACAGACCGCAAGAACCGCCTGGAAGCGGCCGGGTATAATTATTCCGAAGTCCAGGCAAAGGTAAACCAGTTGGCCAAAGTCACCGCCACACCATCAAAGAGCGTGGCAGAGGTAGCCAAAGAGGTTATTGCCGGAAAGTGGGGCAATGGAGCCGACAGAAAGAAACGCCTGGAAGCGGCCGGGTATAATTATTCCCAGGTCCAGGCGAAAGTCGACGCAATGTTGAAATAATGTAACCAGTAAACAATTACCGCCTTATGGAACACATCCAGGCAAAAAGCAAGGAAAATAATGTATCACAAAGAATAAGGGACACGTCAATAAAAGGCGTGTCCTTTTTACATTCCGCTATTTGTCCAATAATTCTTCATAGGTGGTATGAAGCACATCCCGGATGCCCCGTAATTGGGTTAATTGGATGTGTTGTATGCCCCTTTCGATTTTCACAAGTGCTTCACGGGTAATATCAACATCCAACAACTGCAATTCACGGACCAGGGCGGTTTGCCCCATGTGGCGTGATTTTCTTATCTTTCTTATATTCCGGCCTACAATGTTTCCGGCATCATCCTTTATCTTCACTTGCAACATTGATTTCCCTTTCTGGACTAATATTAGTCCTTTTTGCTTTATTTTATTGGGATATGTGTGTTACAATGGGACTAATACCAGTCCACTTTTATATTGTGTGACATATCAATGGTATAAAAACAAACAAAGGAGAACAGAAACCATGGGACTTTTTGGAAAAAAGAAAGAAGCGAAAGAGCAGAAGCCGATTGAAGAGGTAATGGCACAAAACGTATTTGGCAAAACATTGATGCAGGGAGAAAAGATTGATTGTTGCATCCAGGGCAAAGGCCAGGCGGAAAAATTGGTATTTTCAACGGCGGTATTGGCTACAACAGAAAAGCGTTGCCTTTATTTTGAGCAGGACGGAAGCCAAACAAAAACGGAAACGCTTATGTATGACAAAATTGTTGCCGTATCTCAAAATACGGGATTTGAAAAGAAGATGGGAAACTATATTGGCGTGACTATCACAACGGCAGACGGCAAAGAACGTGTGGTGCGTTGCGTGTCCAATGATGCGAACCAGGCAAAAATCAACGAAATTATTTTTATTATTGAAAGCAGAAGATAAAGAACGCCCCAACGTGCAGATGGCCGCATGTTGGGGTTTTATAATTATTTTGAAAAAAATAAAAATATCCCGTGATATGTATTGACATATACCGGGATATGTGATAAGATAAAGACAGTTAAGGGAGATACTTAACGAATACATGGGCAAGCATAGAAAGGAGATAACATGAGCGAGAACATGACAGACAAGCAGATGGAAGTCATTTTGAACCTGGTAGCCGACAAATTCAGTAATTGCAAGACCATGGAAGAGGTTGCCAAAGCCGTGCAGGAAGTAAGGGACATGGCAAAAAAAGAAAAGCCTAATGAATAGGCTTTAAGGAGAACAGAAAGGGCGGTGGACTTGCCAAAACCGCCCAATCCGTTAAAAATATTATAAAAGGATTGTGGAAGAATGGCAAGACCAAAGAGCGAAGAATTTAACCAAATTAAGTACCAACATGAGTACAACAAAAAGAACTATGACCGAATAGAAATTACAGTGCCGAAAGGTAGAAAGGCGGTAATAAAGGAAGCGGCCCAGGCAGCAGGGCAGAGCGTAAATGAATTTATTGCCCAGGCCATTGATGAAAGAATGGGAAAAACCGAGTAAGCAGGAGCCGGGGCGGCAGCAGGACCGCCCGGCAACTAAAACGGCCACGCTGACCATGGGCGGCGTGAGGGTCCGAAGCCCCTAAAAACAGTTGACGGGTTGCAATGGTGGGCATTGTGGTATTGGTTGACAAGTTTCTGCCAGGGTTTAATGTGAACCGGGCGGCGTGCAGCAGGACGGGCAAAAAGGTGGCACGCCTGGGCAGTGGGTAACTGCCTTAATCAAAAGAAAGACCGGGAACCCGGAACCCACAATGCTTATATCATTGCAAAATACGAAAAGAAAATAATAAAACGCACCGGGCACAATATAAGGAATTATGAAATGCGTTTTGTATAACCATAGAAATTACTTGCCGGGAAGCGAAAACATAAGGAAACAGACGGCACGGATATTTTCGTGCCCGTTTCTGCTTTACGGGAGAGGATTTCATGGGAAAATACTATAAACATTTAAGTCAAAACGATAGGATAAAGATGGAAACAATGCTTAATTCCGGCCACAAGGTGGTTGAGGTTGCGGAATATTTGCATGTCCACAGAAGCACGATATACAGGGAAATGAAAAGGGGAGAATATACCCACCGCAACAGTGATTACACCGAGGAAGTAAGATATAGCAGTGATTTGGGGCAG